AACAGAAAGCGTTCTACGTGGGGATATAGCACAACAAGCTATGGATCCTGAATGTACCGCCTGTGATGGTTAGTATGCTATACACTGGTGTTTATACCCATGAGGGTATAATATATATCAGGACTACTAGTTTTATACCCGATAGGGTATAGTATTAGTACGTCCAAATAACGTTAGGTGATTTATCAGGGTCGACATCAATGTGGATAAAAGTATCCGCAATGCCGATCCTGTTTATACCTAAGTCTAAGAATATATCAATAAGCTCAAATCTATCTTTTGATTTGCGACAATCAATATCTGCTGCTAAACCTTTTAAATGTGAAGACTTTTCAGTCCCGCCAACATCTTGGTTATGCTGCGGCGTACGGAAGCCAGAATTAATATTAATGGGTTTGTCAAAGCGATCTCTCGCTTGATCCAGTATTTCTAAAAAATCTCTATCCATCATCTGGCCAGAACCCTGCACATCAGGACTATCAAATTCCGAATAATTAAAATACTTCATCATTACTTTTTCTTTTTAATGTCTTTCCATTTAGCTACGGTATATCCTATGGTAACCAACAATAGCAAAATTTTCAAACCATCTTCTATTTGAGTAAAAGTTGTTACGCCTAATGTGCTCCCATTTATAGCGTAAAGTTTAAGTTCATTTAAGCTCATTTTTTCTTTTTCTTATACCTACTTACCCTGCCTTTGGTATTTTTTTCTTTTTGGGCAGCAGCTTTTTCTGCGGCGGTTAACTCGCTCCAGGTTGATGGTGTGTCTTCGGATATTCTTTTAGTTGGTCTAAAGGTGTTTTCGCCTTCGCTATAATCTTCTTCGCCGCTTGGCGTTTTCCATTCTTCTTTAAACCATCGGTTTAAGTTTTTAAATGGCGAATTCATTTTAAAAGCCATTACTTCTTACTTTTATTTCCCCAGTTAGCAGCACCAACTTTTCTACATTTGACTAATGCACCGCTTGCGTATGCAGATGGCCACTTCTTATATCTGCTTTTTACTTTAGTATAACAAGCGTCTTTTTTCTTTACCATAGATTCAACACTATCTTTTAAATTTTCTTTATTATACAAATCGTAGGTGGTTGTCCTGCCGTCTGATTCATGATATGACTTGGAGTCTTCAGGTCCTTTCATGTTTTTTATTGTGTAATTATTAGATCCGTTGCCATCATATAAATTAGTAGCCGCATTTTGCGCTTTAAAAGAATTAATTCCTTTATTGATATTATATCCACCACTTGTAGTGCTTATAATAGTATCCGTAGCTTGATTAAATTGTGGAAACTTATCAACTGCTTTTTGATAAGGATCTTCTTTGTACTGTTTTAATCTTTGTTTATATTGTTTTTTATTTTTGGGTTTTGATTGAAATTTATAATTAGTTTGCTTAGCAATACTAATAGGCCCACCTGAACCATCAGCATTCTGCGTTACCTCTTGGTTATTAGGTTTTTTTGCGCCTTGCGTTGTGTTTTGTATTTTAATGTTGAATGGTTCCATATTAATTTTTTAAACTTAGTATTGAATCTTTTACTCTTTTGTTTTGTCTTCTTGTGGCTGCCGCTTTTTTAGCTGCTGCTTTTCGCTTTGCTTTTTCTGCTAATAGGTATCGTGATTTTTCATCAGGAGTCATTGCCGCAAGCTCTTCTATTTTTTTCAGTTTGTTTAGCCTTCTTGTTTCAGCAGCTTTCTTTTTGCCTTCTGCTTTACGATTTGCTTTACCAACAAGCTTAGCCCATTCTTCTTCCTCTTTTCTAGCTTTAACATCCCATGTTCTCCAACCTAATCCCAAAGCTAATCTTTGATAAGATGTATTCCTAGCATCAAGAGCTTCAGATATACCGTCTATTTCGGCTAACGCTCTGTCTAACGGCAAGTTTAATCCAGCGGATGAAAGTGATGCTAATATTTCGTAATTAGGAGAAATATTAAATCTACCGTCTAATGTAACATCCCAACCCTGCGCAGCCATTACATCTTTGTCAAACTTCTTAGTTTGAATTGCACCGTATACTTTCCTCATCTTAGAACCTATAGGCGGTGATACGTTCGCTAGTTCTAATAGCGTATAAGCGTGATCAGCATTATAACCTTTCTTCTCTTCTTTATAATATCTATTAATAGTATTCTTTAATGTAGATATTACCGCACCGGTTAATCCAGATCCTCTAAGAATAGTGTCCACCATAGAATTAACAATTCTTTCAGTCTTTGTATTAATGATTTTTTCGTATTGCTCATCGTCTTCTTCTTCATCATCAAATCCTGGTATTAATGCAAATAATGAATTTTGCAGCGCGCTGAATATAAGGTTTTGTATAAACCCGTAATAAGCTATCTTGCTAATATTAGTCTTAGCATCCCCACGGCCGTTTATAAGATCCTGGCCAGCTTTTTTCATCAATCTAGTGTATTGCATCGGCGTGTTTTGGAAAGCCAATATAAGACGTCCTAAATGGCTCGACTGTTGTGCAGATACCAACATAGGATCACCTGATTGCTGCGTCTCATCGGATATAGCGCTAAAGTCTTCAAATGCTTTTGCTTCCGCTTCCGCTTGTGATAAACCTTCTTTCTTATAAGTTTTTGTTCTGTTAATTAAGAACGTAGCTCCCCCTGTTGCAATAGCAAAGCTATCCGCAATTTGTGTAGGTGTAAATCCTATTTTTAATAAGTATGCAATTACAGCGCTCGCTTTGTCTTTACTATTTTTAGCTTGGTTAGCGATCTCTTGTTCTTGTACATCAGATTTTAAACCACCGCGACGTTCTTTAAGTTTGTCGGAGTTAAATATTTTTGACCACGCGCTCCAGTAAGCTGGCTGATTAGCAAATGCAATCCCAGCTTTTAGCGGATTGTTATCACTCCAGTTTACAAAGTTAGCAAATGATAACATCTGCATTGCTGCTGATCTACGGTTAAAGAACATTATAGTACCTACAGAGTTGTTAACCCAGTTTAACCATTGTTGTTCATAAGCCCCTGGCTGCGCCGGTCTGTTACGACCAGACTTCATTCGAGCTATTGAGTTCTTTAAAGCGTTTACATAACGCGTACCGTATGCGGCTTCTAGTTTGGTTAAATTGTTTTCGTCAAATATAATATCAACGTTATCGTTAAACTCCTGCAAGTACTCCCCTCTTGTAAGCACTTCGTTAATTTCATTAATATCTTTTAAAACAGAACCTGCTACCCAATGATCACTTGGAGCGGGCCATTGATCTTGTTTTGATATAGCTTGCAAGCCTTGGGCAAATGATGTTAACATTGGATCTTTGGCTACTAGACTATTTAATTTCTTTTGATCTCTTTTAGATATACCTGGAACTTCCTGCCCTTGCTGCGTCCATAAATAAACACGTACAGCTTGGTCAACAGTATAATCTGTGTCGCCAATTTGTTTACCTAAACGTTTTTTCATTCCAGGCAACGCTTTTAACAATGTTGCAAAATCATTCTTAAGCGCACGTCTAGCTTTTTCCATAGCGGATATGCCTCTCATGTACGGCACAACTAAATTATCCTCAAAGAATTTTTGGTCAGCTTCTCCCTGCTTGCCTTTGCCAGCTAATGTATATGACGTTAGCCCTCTAAAGTCTTCTGCGCCATACGGTAAGAAAACTTTAAACCTACCTTTTTTAGCCCCTTCTTTTCTAGCCCTAATTTTAGAGTAAACAGCTTCCGAGGCAATGCCTTTATTACGCTCTATCATATCGTTAAGGTCCTTACCTAGCGCAGCGCTTCTTTTAACCCTTGCCTGCTGCACTTTGCCTTTAACATCAAATGTATTAAGAATATCCTTAACAGCTTTAACGTTGCCCATATGATCATCTACGAAATAGAAGTCATTATAACCTTCTGAAACTTTACCTACCATCCACGCGGCTTTCGCAGCTGGAGCACCATTAGCTAGTCCAGTTATATTCTCAAGTGGTATCTCTAAACCTAGACCTTTTAAAAATGCGTGTATAGCAACCGCCGATTCTTGTGGTCTAGCTGTTAATACAAATATGTTTTTATTACCAAACTTTTCTATTGCCTTTTTAAGCCTTGGTGCTAATGGCCCTGGTGTACCTTTAACAACTTTATTAAATTCGCTAAAATCAAACTCAGCACCGGACTTAGCAAGTTGGTCTCCCTGTTTTGCAAACTCAGCGGGTGTTATTTTTTTAGTTGTACGTGGTACATCTTTTAATACTCTCGCTTGCTCTTCTTTTGTAAGAGTTTCAAATTTTCTTAAATAACCTGGTAGATCTTTAAACTGATTTGCAAACAATCTTCTTGCAGCAATATCAAGTATTTCTTTATTTGGAGGCATTTTAACTATAACCTCACTTTTACTAAATGCAAGTGTATCGTCAAAGTCATATACGCTAATTCCCTTAGGGTTAGCAGCGTATGATTGCTTTCTAGCGTTGTTTATAGCCTTTTGTTCTGTAGCTATTTTAGCACGCTCTGCGACATTTTTAGCGCTGAACATTGTGTTTAACAAAGTTTGTACTCTACCAATTGTTTGTAATCCTTTTATATCGTAAAAAGCATTTTGACTTTCCAAAGGTATAGCTAATAATCTTAAATCGCCAATATCGCTGGTTGACCCTAGCTTAGCGTCTTGCAAATCAGATAATACTTTAGTATTTAATTGTTGATTAAATTCTACGGTTAATTCATTAATCTTTGCAATTAAAGCATCTTTAGCTTGTTGCACACCACCTGGATTTTGCAAAGCAATCCCAAGCATAGTTAAATACTCTTTAGCAACAGAAACATTAAAGTTAGATGAAGGGGTGGCATGCTCACCTTTAATTCGCAATAATTGCGGAAGGGTTTGCTTTGAACCATCTTCTATAAACTTTTTAGCCTCCTTATAGTTAGGGTGGTTTTCATTAAGTGCAATTTCTCCAGTCTCTACTTTTGCTTTTTGCGAAGCATTTAAAGTGTTACTGTAACCTTGCCCAGTTTTGGTATTTATGTAAACAGCTTGTGATTCAGCGGTCATTTGAATATCACTAATACCTGTCAATGATCTAAGGGACTTACCTATGTTTGTGGTAGATTCTAGCATTCTTAAGAATCCAACAGCTTGCTGTGGTTTAGCTATAGCAATATCAAACGCTGTAGATACAACAATTTCAATAGCTTTTTTGTTTGCAATATTTAAAGCATCAACCTCTTCCCCGTACTTTTCCAAAAACGCATCAACCTTAGCCTGCGCGGATTCAAACTTTTTGTTTAGTATATTTGTTGTTATTTGACCAACTAAGCCTGAGCCAGCTTGGATTAAGCGCATGTCCTCAGGATTAAATCCTATGTCTTCGCTTGTATTAGGTAAAGCATCTATTTTCGCTCTTATCTTAGCTCCCAAAGACTTTGCTTCTTTAGGATTTAAATATCTATAATGAGCACCAAAGAAATCTGCTCCCAAAGCTTTTACTAGCGCATTTGGTAGAGCGTCTATCATGGCTGTACTAAATTGATAGTATTCCTTCATTGCTTGCTTGTTGTCGCGAGCTGAATTATTTTCAAAATACTGATCAATAAATGGCTGCACATTTTCTGGTGCATCTTTCCACTTCTTAATAGATTGCTTATATCTAGCGGTATCAACTTTTATATTAGCAGTAATATCCTCATATGCTGCTCTATCTTCAGCTGACAATGTTTCTAATAGCGCTAATGAACCATTCAAGTCCCCTTCTATTTCTAATGCTAGCGCATCTCTAAATATTGTTTGGGTATTTACAATAGCACTTCTTTTAACAAGACCACGTTCACTTTGCTTTGCTACTTCTTCAACGAAGTTATCTGCTATAGCCATACCAAGCATCTCTTGATTGTTTTCAAAAGCTTGGCTTATAGGGCTATCGGGATTCTTTAAGGCATCGTTTATAACATCAAAACCATACTCTTCTGCTAATGCCTTAGATAAAGATTCTTTACGACCACGTATAACGTCACCGTCTTTAAACATATAACTAAGGAATTGTTCGTCGGTAATTTTGTTTGCTGCATTTGGCAAACGCCTTACTATTTCAGGGCCTGATGTTTTACCTTGCTGCTTAGTAGATGTCTTTGCTCTATCTATTGTTTTGCCTTGCCATTCGCTAGTGTATTTAGGTATAAATATAAAATCGCCATTAGAATCCTTAACTCTTTTACCTTCCCCGTCAACTTTATAGGTGCCACCAACAGATTTCTGTATTGCAAATGGCATAGCCTGCATCAACCATGTGGTAGTCATGTTTTCGAGTATAGCTTTCTTATACCTAAGTACATTTTTCTTAAGCTCATCGCCTTTCTTTTTACCTAACATCTTTTTAAACTCAATATCGATTGCTTTGCCAAGCTCACGCTTTAGTTCATTGATAATAGGCGTTACAGATGCGTTAGGCCCCAATGGTGCATCTAATCTACTTTTTAATACTCTAGCTATAGATACTATTTTTTGCTCTACGGCTTTAGCCTGCTCCGCTGGCAGTATTTTTGTTTGTGTAAGATTTCTGTATTTAGGTTTTTCTTGTGCAACCGGAGCTTGCTCTGGTACAGCCAAATCTTTTTGATCTTCAGGTTGTAAATTGTCTACCGTACCTAAAAATTGTCTTTCGGTTGGCTGTAGTTTATATTCAGCCCTAACAACGTCGGCTATACGCAAACTAATTCTTCCGCCGAGAAAACCACTTAATTGGCCTCTACCATCCCACTTTGTATTTTCTTTAGCTAAGTATATTCTTCCAACAACTTCAGCTGTAAAATCTTGTAACGCTTGAGGTGGCAATGTATATCTGCCGGCTATTTGAGCGGCAACCATGTTGGTAATTTCTTCAAATAACAATGCTTGCGCTCTAGGCCCAGCTAGTTGTTCTTTTGTTATAAGATTAACTCTTGCGTTACTTTTTGCCGCAGCAGAGCTTATTTGCTGTTTGGTTATTCCGCTACCAGCTATACCTTTCTTTATTTGAAAACCAGCAGCTTTGTTTTGAAAATTAGCAACAAAAGCGTAAACATCGTTGGGGCTATTAATTTTAAATAACGGCGCCATATCACCATTAAATTTTTGCAACAAATTATTAATAAATGTTTTTGCTCCAAACAAATTACCGTAACTACTTTTAGGCAAAATACCTATTGCTGTAAAGTCTCCTACAAGCTGTATAAGCTCATCGGCATCAACACCGTTAGTTTCAGTATACTTTCCTTTTCCTAACTCTTTATAAAAAGACATACGCTGGTTAAAAACATCCATCTCTTCTTGCGTAATTTTACCTTGCTCAAACCTAGACTGTACGTCTTGTAATATGTTTTGTACAAGCTCATTAGCAGAATCAACCGCCAACTTATCATTCTTTATTAAACCAGCCGCAACAGTCTGTTGATGTCCTATCTCATGCAAAGGCGATACCGCAGCTATTCGAGCATTTATACCGCCCTGTGACATTTGATTTAAAACAACTTCTTCATAAATAATTTGATCGCCGTTTTGTTCAAACGAAGCGTTTGATTTACCGTAGTTGTCTAAAAATTGTTTTTTACCAGCTTCATCGTCTTTAAAAGCCTGGTCTGCATAAGCCAAAGCTTCTGCCTTGTCTTTTATTATTATACTATTTATACCTGGATTGTTTTCAGCTATATATTTATAAGTATTATAAGTTCTAGCGTTAACTTCAGCTTCAACTGGGTTTGCTGTGTTTTTAGCGAACTTTTCTATATTAGTTTCGCCCCTGCTAAGCATTTTTTGATTAGCATTAAATAACTCTTGTGCTTTAGCGTTTAATCTATCAAATTCTTTTTTATTTAAATCTGTAACATCTAAATCCCGTGCCTCAAGTTTTAACCTACGTATTTCAGCATGGTTTTCAAATACAGTTTCAATTTCACTGCCGGTAAGATCTTTAAGGTTAAGCATGACATCAGTATTCTCTATGCCCGCTTCAGTAATAAGACGATCTCTTTCAACTTTTAATGCTCTAGCTTCAGCAGTTCGTCCATCTAATTTTTCTAACTCCGCTTGAATACCAAATAATTCGTCTCTTATTTCTCCTTCCCTGCGGCTTTGCTTCCTAGTCTTAACAGCATCTGCTACTTGACTATATATGTTTTGACTAACGCTAGGCCCTGATATAGCTAAAGACGTTACCATAGTGTTCCTAAAGAATTCACCATCTAATCCTTCTATAAGGCTCTTAGCATTAGTAGGCTGGAATATAATATTGTCAGACGCGTTTTGACCTATAAGCGTCATGCCCTCTTCTAAAAACTCAATACCTGCTCCAATACCTGTTGCATTAAGCAAACCTACATTTTTAGCAACTCTTGAGCCTACGGCATCCCCGAATAGTTTTCTAAATTGATTTCCGCCAACAGACCTTGAATACTTTTGAAAATTACTTATAAAGCCCAATGTACCTATTCTTTCTGCTCCAGCCGCAATACCACCATATACCACACTATTAAGGCCTTTTTGGAACATACCTAAGCTTAACAGATCTTCTTGGTCTTGTATTTGGCTTTTAATTTTATTTATATCAGCTACCGCAGCGCCTGATTCTTCCATTGCTTTAAGCTCCTCTTTTAACCCGGCAATTACTTTAGGGGCATTACGCTGCCCTATTTCAAGATTAGACAATTGTCCACCCGCTTCCATTGTAAAAAATGCGCCTGTAGCATACCTTGAGGCTACTCTTGTTGCCGCTGCCCTTGCAACTGCACCACCCCCCGCGGCAGCTACACTTCCGTATCCGGCTGTGGCCAATGCAACAGCTATGGAGGGAGAATTATTAACAAGCATGTCGCCAGCATACTGCCAAGCGGTGCTGTCATCATCCATTGTTAAATTGCCTGGTAAATACTTTTCGCTATATTCCTGTAGCTTTTGATTGTAGTCTATCGCTGCGTTATAAGTTTCTTCATCTCCAAACACTCTTGCAATACCTCCACCTAGCATTTTAGCGCTGCCTACAAATGCACTATCCCAAACATTAGCCAACTTATCCATAGTTTTATATGACTTAAGTAAAGCAGCATCGCTTATTCCTGCGGCTCCAGCTTGCTCAATTTCGTTTGTCAATGCCGTAGACTCAGTATTCAGTATAATTATTTGAGCATTTATTTTATTTAAAAGATCCTCTTCCTGCTTAATTAAATTATTCCTTATAGCTAGCTGATCGGGTGCATTGTAATTAATAGTAGAATACTCTTGCATTTGCTTTTGTAAAGCCTCAAGTGATTCAATGTCGCTATTTACATTAACTTTATTTTTTTCAAAAGCCTCTAGTCTACGCCCAATTTCTATTTGATTTTGTTTTTCAACTTCATCTAATGTTGATTCTATATCCGGAATAGGATTATACGTAACTCCGTCAATAGTTTGTTTTTCAACTAAACTTTTACCTGTAAGTTTAAAGTATGCGTCCTGGTCTTTTTTTGCTTGCGCAACAGCATTAGCATAGGCATCTTTTTTCTTTTTTTGTACAGCTTCTGATCCAGTGTAAAATTCCGCTAAGGTTTTGGCATCATCGTCAACATTTCTTAATGGTATTTCTGAAGCAGATTTTTGTGCCTCATATATAACCTGTGCTTGGGTATCGGTGCTGGCATCATCTAATGTAGCAAAGTTAGCTATATTATCTTTGTTTAGAGTCATACCAAACTCTTCGGCGCTGCTTTGTAATTCTTTATACCTATCGTATTTATTACCTAACTGCTTTTTAAGATAATCTTCATATTCTTCATCTGACTTAAACCTAGCTACAGATGTAGCCACGCCGCCATAGCTAGCATAACCATCTCTATGGTTTCTAGACTTAAGTTCACCTAGCTTAAACTCTTTTGCTAGTATATTATTTTTTTCTGTTTCAGCTGTTATACCGAGTACTAACTCTTGATTATCTTCTGCTATTTTTTTAGCCTCAGCTTCTAGCTCAGGGTCTATATCCGTGAGTAAACCTTGTGCTGTATCAACTTGCTTCTGCATTTTTGCATCGTAAGCTATAGCGCCCGGGGATCCTTCTCTGTAATATTCTCTACGTATAGATTCAGCGCTTCTACCTTTTTTACGCTCTTGTCTATAATAACCTTGGTCACCTTTTTGTAATTCCGAAGAAGTATCTTCCGATGGTAATTCCGTAGCTTCGGGTTGAACACCCGCAATTATGGATGCTCGACTTGGCATTACTGGAGTTGCAGGCGCATCCGTCCCCGCAGCTCCGTTTTGAAAATCCTCTTCTACAAGTGTTGCCCCTGGAAAATCATTAAGAAAATTATCCATTTGCTCTTGCGAGTAATCATCAGTGTTGACTATTCCGCCATTAAGTAATTTATAATCTGGCATATTATTTTATTATATTATTGTTTATTCTTTTCTTCTAGCTTATAGGCGTACATGGCCTCGTCTACTACTGGGTATTTAGCTTTAAGATCATCATATAAATTTTTGTCTTCAACCCATTCTGGATATTCCTTAGTAGTAGGCGCCTCTTCAGTAGGTGGAGTTGTTGTAGAGTCAGGAACAGGTCCTAGGGTTGTGCTCCACTTAGAGTCGCCGTGGGGCTTTCTGTAATATTTTACTGAGTTACCGTTAGCGTCATAACCATAACCATAGTCGTATACCCCCATGCTTTTACCATTAATAAATATTTCCTCTCCCCTTACTATCGCTGATGGAGTCGGAGTTCTTGCACCCTTGTTATTTCCTTCTTCATCATTTTTTTTAGCTTTACCAGCTGCAGCGGCCTTTTGAGCTCCATTTAAAGTATCTTGTATAAATGTTTCTATAAACTTATCTTGTTGCGCAGGATCATCAATCATATCAGGGCTTATATTGCTGTAATTCGCATAAGAATTTAAACCATCTGCTACGACGGATTTAAAAGCATCAGGGTTTGACGCTGCCATTGCCCTTAACTTAGTTTCAAAGGAGTTTCTTTGAGATTCATCAAAACCTCCGGACGAGTAAACGGCTTTATACATGTTGTCTAGCTCTAAAGCTGCCTCGTAGTTTTTCTTAAATGGCATGTTAATATCTTTAAAATCAACCTCCCCCTTGGGGCTTGAAAAAAGTAAATTACCACCACCACCAACTTTAAATGGTGTTTTACCGAGAAACACATTTGACTTAAATTCTGCGTCACCTATATTGTTCCCTTTTGAAAAATCCTGAGAGCTATCCGTATATTGTGTTTGCCCCAACTCATAAGAGTCTAGGTTTTCTTTTAAGGTTACAAAGCCATTATTAACATTGTTCATAATATCAACTTGCGCGGTATACTCTGGGGTCCCTGGCTTTAATGTTGCCGCAAGGTTTGCTGCTTGCGCATATATGTCTTTCTGCTCTATTAAAAAAGTGTTAACAGCTTTTTGGTCTGCTGCGGAAAGCCCAGTAACGTCAACATTGCCTTTCATTGCCCTAATAGAGTTAGCTACTTTAGCGTCTATCGCCGCTACCTTTCTTTCGCGATTAGCCATTGCTTTAGCCATCTGGTTAGAAGCTCTATCGAGTCCAGCGCCTATAGCTTTAGCAGCGTCAACGAAACCGCCTGCTTGCCGCATGGCCCCTTCGCCCCGTATCAAACCTGCATCTGCGGAATAACTAATACCTTGTTTTTTTGCCATAATATTTTATTTATCAGCCTACAATTTTCTCTAGAAATCCGCCTGGAGCGGCTCCAGCTTCTACACCAGCCCCGAGTAAGCCACCTACACCACCCATTATAGATTGTGTAGCTGCCGCCCTTGCTTGTTTTGCAGCGCCTAATCTTTGTTGAGCCATACCTAATTGAGTACCTGTTTTCTTATATTCTAATCCTCTAGCTGTTTCAGCTCCACCAGCTTCAGCCATTTGTAATGATCCAGCCATTTGCGCTCTGGCCATTTGGTTGGCTCTTTCTTGTTGCCCTATGCTCGCTGCCGCTTGAGCTGCACCTTGCGTTTGTTGATTAGCCATTGATTGCGCCAACGCTGCAATACCACTACCACCAGCTGCCCCTTGAAGATTCTGCATAATGTTAGCTTGCCCTTGTTGCTGTGCCTGCAATTGGAACTCCGCTGCTCTTTGGTCGACAGTTAAGTCTTCCATAGTATTTTCTAAGTTAGCGTATAGGTTAGATGTGTCAAGTTCAGCATATTGAGTTTTGAACATATCGTACTCTTCTTGAGCCGCTGCTTCTTCTCTTTTTCTTTTTCCACTACCTATAATACCACCCGCTATTCCGGTTAGGCCCTTTATAGCGCCCATCGCTGCTCCTACTGGTATCATAATTTTATTGTTTTATAATTTATTATTACGTGTTATTTACTGCTCTCAAATATCTCTGAGCCTACGGAAAATAACTCTGATTTGTTTAATGAATCGTTTCTAAGTTCAGCTTCTGCAAAATATCCTAATATACCGCTTGTGTTAACTTTATTATCTTTAGTAAATAATATAAACGATGCAGACGTTGGTCTGACTGTTTGTGGAGCTATGTTACACACAATTGTGTTTGTTCCATAGTTTATTGATGCCACATCTCCTATTTTTACAACAGTTGCACCCATTGGATCGTTTGTGTAATATAGTATATCTCCAATTTGTACAGATACTTGTATGGGGCTGCTAAATGTTAATGTTATTTGATCCATATTATGGGCATTGTATTGTTGGGTTAAGAGCGGGCGGATTTCCATCGCCTGATACTAATGAAGGCACCGGCACTGCTCTAGCGCATTGCCCTATAATACTATTTCCCGCAGACACTGTATCTTGTGTAATTACACCAGTGTCGCAATCAGCATATTCATACACAGAATCTACAGTCCCTTGAGTGTTGTCAAAATCAAATGTAGCGCATATGTACGTTTTAGTTATGTAAGTATCGATATTATCCGTAAGCAAATAGCTCATATTTTGTACACCTGTAGTTGGCGAAGTAATATCAACCCTAAGCGTTAAATCGGAACTTCCCGCATTTAGTAGCTTTGCTCCTTGGGTTATTGTAAAATTGCCATCGGCTTCTGTTTTTGTAAAATCAGAATCAACTAAAGCATTAGTATCTGTCCATGATATAGTGAAACCACCAACAGGTGAAATAGTAATATCATGCTCTAAGCTACCACTTTGCGTAAAGTTATAACTAGCATCCAAAGGCAATGGCGTAGGATTAGTAACTGAAATATCGGTGTCGCCCGATGTTATTGCCCCACTTAATTGAATAGAAGTAACGACTCTTCTTGTAAAAACTATTGGATTAGGCTGGTTAAAATCAGGGCTTAAATCTGTTCCAGGGACAACAAATGTTAAATTATGTGTTTGAGTCGATGTTACCGCTGGAAATGTTATAGGCACAAGCTCTTGGCCAGCCGGTAATACACCTGTAATAGCATTTGTACCGTTAGAAAAAGTAGCGCCGTTATCTATTGTTAAAGAATAGTCCGCTCCTTGAACGCCTGTTATAGCTAAATCCCTAACCGTTTGCGTAGCCGGAACCGTTGTGTTTATTGAATACCCAGTTACATATTCTAAAATAACAGGTATTTCAATAGCGTGAGCGTATACATCTATTTCATCTCCACTGTGATTTACAAAAGGGTAAGTGTAATCAGCGTTTACTCTTATTGCAGTTAACCTATTATTATTGTCAAATACAGATGCTGTAGTATATAAATTGTAGTCAGTGGGATCGCCAGTCCTAAGAGATATAGTTGGCGTAGACTGAAAATAATAACCCGCATCGGCTTGTACAAGCTGCGATAATATTTCTTCCGTACTTTCCGCTGGCCCTGAATTTGTATAAGGTAAGCTTTGCGGTAATGGTGTGGCGTTTGCCGTATCATAAAATACGGTGCCCGCGATAGTTACACCAAGCTCTTGAGCAGCTCCGCGCATACATATCTTTATATCAAGATTATTATTAGGCATAGTTGCTGTCGATACAAAAACAACTGTCAGTGTAACGTTTTCACCGTCTTGTGTAAAATAAGAACTAGGCACATCAACTTCTGGGTTTGATGAAACAACTGTAAAATTGCTTGCTTCAATTTCATAGCCTTGGTTCGGTGTTATTGTCAATACAGCTTGAGGAGCAACACTGCTTATCAAACCTCCGCCTGGTATTACAAATTCTTCTGATGTTACCGTAAAATTATCTATTGCTACTATATTACTCATTATGGTATTGGATTTACGGGTTGACCTGTATATATGTCAATTGTTATTAAAGTTCCGGTTGTAAACGCTGTGCAAAGTATTTGCTGAGCATTACCATCAAATACATTAAACCAAAGCGCGGTACTGTGGCAATTAGCAGTTGTAGTACCAGCATTGAATGTGCCGCATTCCATAAAGAATGTGATCTGACCATTGCTTGAGTTTTGCGCTAATGTTTGAGCGTCTGCTTGACTTATTTGGAAAGCACTATATCTATCGCCTGTACTTCTAACCGTTCCTTGTGGCGTATAATATTTTTCATTTCCACTTGGTGTACCTAAATCAGGAGTTGGATTACCATCACTATCAACATAGTTTGTTCCGCCACCACCAGTGTTAGAAATATGAACTCTACCAATTTCTATAGCACTGCCGGAATCTGCTGCTGCAAATATATTGAATGTACCTCTGCTGCAACTATGACCACCCGACGCTGGAGATCCACATACAGTTGTCTGAACTCCAGTGCTAGGATCAACCCAGACCCCTTGAGGTTCGTTAGTAGAAACATACCTACCCACTATATCTAAATTAGTTAGCAAATTAGCCAAACCTTCTACAGTAACATTTTGCGTAGCTGTATTTGGCGGATTATCTGGATCGCTTACAACTAAATCAAAAGAGTATGGTTGAGCATCTGGGACTGTACCAGTCACAACAGCGGTTCCGTCTCCGTTGTCAGTTAGTGTCAGCCAGCTTGGTATATTACTTGAAGTTATAGTTAACTCTGCACCAGTGTGATCCGCGTCAGCTACCCCAACGTTGTAAATGTACGTATCGCCTATAGCATATGCCGTAGTAGGTGGAGTTGTCGTAAAATAAGGAATATCTGCAACTGGATCAACCGTAATTGTAACTGTACCAACATTACTTACAAGCTGTGATCCATTAAAGGTGTCGGTTGCTGTAAAGTTAAATGCTCCAGCATCACCGTTAAAGTTTGCATTTGGAGTGAAGGTAACAACGCTACCATTCACAGTTAATGTGCCGTCATTTGTGTTATCTGCTGTAATGTTGTATGTAATAACTCCAGCTGGTATATTATTGTCTGTAGTTAAATTAGCAAGATCAATTGTCGGGCAGGTTGTGCAATCCTCTATGGAAGTTAAACTTCCGTTCATAACATAAGGTGCAACCCTCGCTACAAAGCAAGACGGGTCAACTTCAACATGTAAAATAAATGAACTTTGAGTATCCCCTGATATTTCTGCACGCCCGATACCTTGCATTGAAAACTCTGCAGCATCTAAATTGTTATTTAAATTAGTGCTAAATTGTGTGCCAATGCCTTTTATGTAATTAAAGTATTTACCTTCCTTATCTAAAAACTCTTTAATACTTCCCTCCTGAAGATTCGTTTGTATTAAACTAGTGTACCAACCAGGTGTAAATACCTCATTTATTGGATTATAATTTGGATTAGCTTGCAATTCAGCCAAATTAAAGGTTTGCTCTTCTGGCTTTCCTTCAACTTGATACCTGTATTCTCTGGATTCTGTTCCAGAATAATTTAATGTTTTGTATTTTTTAACAATGTTCGGTTGATCATTTATTAGGAATCTAACCGCGCTATCATATTGAACGCCATAAAAATTATTTCTTGTAGCACTCGCTGCTCCATGCTCCCAAATCTTACCACTTTTAATACTGTAATATTTGTTATTTAAAGATATAGCCCCTTCGGGTATAAAATCTTTACGAGAAGTCCAACCTTTAACGTCCTCTTTAAAAGAAACAGTGGTTCCATTTTGAGTTAATGACGGATTAAAATAATTAAGTTTAAGCTTATCTTTCCATTCATCTGTAAGATTATTAAGTGTAAGGTTATAAACGTCCTTATCGTCGTCGTATGAGCCTAATAACACGTTTGAAGAGTGTAGATTGTCTGCGAAAAAGTCACGCATATTAGCGGCTGATATTTCTTCTAACCCATTACGTGATAATCTTAAGACGACTCCTCTGTTCTTATCGGTAAAGTATGCCCTAAAACCATAAGTAGCAAAGCTTTCTGGATTTTTAGATATACCATATTCGCCAAGAAAAGGTATTGATTGGCCTAGCACAGCGGTATTACCAACAACGTTTGAGCTCCCGTCTGCATTAAAGAGGGCATCTTTATTTGCTAATATCTTAAGAACTTTGTCCTCACAAAAAGCAATTAAATCGGTATCTCTTGAATGTAACTTTTGAACACTTGTATAATACGGGTTTAAATCTTTTGTTATTGGCTCTGCGGCTATAAACTGGTTTAACCTATTAATACCAGAAGTGGAATTAAATATTTGTGAAAATATTAAACCTGTGGCTTTTACTTCTTCGCCGTATGCTTCGTCTAAAACAGTGGAAACAACAGGGCCTTTATCTATACGAGTTGCATTAAAATCATCACGTATACGATCAGATTCTACACCTTGTCCAAAAGAATAGCAATTAAACCAATCTAGTTTTTGTAATGGCTGGTGGGCAGCCATAGTGGTACCTGCATTTTGTATTTCATATATATCGCTAGCTGAATAATATAAGTCTAAATCAACAGCTTCCTTTGGATATGTTTCAAATATAGCAGGATCATTAGACGTGTATGTATCCGCATCTACCGCATATAGTCTTAAAAATTCTACACCTGTTCTTGTTGGGTTTGCTTGTCCAGTATTAATAGGTGGTAAACCCGCAGACGTGGCTATAGGTTTATCTATTTTTATATTCCATCTAACAACTCTTCGGCTACCATACTTACCAGACCCATGTCTGCCAGTCCTTCTACTTGCAACACAGTAGGCCGAGCGGTAACTCATTGTTATATTGTACGTGTGAGAATCTAATTCTTTGTCTGGGTCGTCTGTAATTCTAAATATACTACCCGCTGTATCTAACGCTTTAGCAAAACCTATATGATGCGCCGAACTTGGTTGATTAGTCGGCCAATTCCACCAAATACCTGTTCTATTATAAAAAGCTTTAGATTGTTTCCATGGATTACCAAACCCGTGAAATGATATAGTTAAATTTCTAGATCCAGCGTCTATACCTAAACCACCATATTGTCGTTCGTCTTGATTACCACGCTGATATTTAACATCGGAACCTGCTCTTCTTCTAACATTTAATGGGGATGATTTATCCCAAAACCACCCTTTACTATTGTCTGGCGCTGTGTCTCTCCAAAAACTACTATCACCGCTTTTTTGTATATAAGCTACTTCTTTTTGGTATTCTATAGTTAGCTCAGCGTCTTGAGCTTTTTTAATTATACGTTGCTCTAGGGCATTGTCTTTATATATTTTTACAAAAAATCTACCTTGATATTCAGGTTTATTTTCAGATCTGGATTGATATATTGCTATATCTAAAGGCACGCCCGTTTGCCCCTCTGGTATAAACTCTAAACTATCATCAGTGGGAAACCTAAGTTGAACCCTGTATAAAGGTCCTTGTTTTTTAATCCATTCTATTTCAAAATAATCAGATATATTAGACCCTGAAATTATTCTACAAGATAAATTATTTTCTGTATTTAAACCGTTAAGACCGCCGCCGTCGTCGTCGGTACCATCAAAATCGTCCTTAGGTATTTCAAAAAACCCTTTATTAACCTGCGGGTATCCTGAGCCTGTAAACTCAGTTGTTTGTCTACCTGCTTGATGTCTTCTTATCTTAACAGCATCTGGCGCCTCATTTGATATAGCTAATATCTTATATCTAGCGGTTTCTTCAATAAACGAATTATTATCATGCTCTTTTTTAAGCTCTAAAAACGTTTCTTCATCAACTTTATTCCTGTCGGCAGATGGAAAAGACAGCCATACACTACCATCTTCTGGTAAATAAAATCTATCTAATGCTAAGTTATAATACTCGTTAGATGTTTCTTTTATATAGAACTTGTAATGTGTTGCCCACTTTGGTGGGTTTGAAAGCATGCCTATCTCTATAGTATTGTATAGGTCTGCAAATTCTTTTGCTAATGATCTACTACCTGAATCATTCGTAAATACGGGTGTTTGGCGACCGTATTCATCTAAATACACAATACCCATTTGGTAGGTGCGCATAGACTTTAAAGATGGTACCGGTGTAGACCCGTCGGGATCCGATGATATATTTATAAATTGCCCCGGATTATCTGGGTCTTCAATAATATCTTCATTTTTCGTAGGATCATGCACAATACTAAACTCAAAGTTTGGTATAACCTCACCGTCAGCAAAGTCAACCATATCAAAGTTTTGCGTGTAGTTGCCGTATATAATTCTATTCCCAGTAATTTCTTGAGCCAACGCTTTTTTAGGAACGTTATCATAAGGTCTTAGCAATTGGTTAGACGGCAATAAAGACGATATAAGCTCTGTCTCTATTTTAATTCTACCACTATAACCAGTGGCACCACCTTCCTGATAGCTTGTATCATTCCATTGATTATATGATTGACCAGGTAAATTTGGAGCATATTTTTCAATTGTATCAACACGATATACATTCGTGCTATTTGATTCTTTATAAAGTATATCTACGGCTATTACATCATCAGGAATATTAGGCGTAATAAAATCTCTTACCTCCAAGACTCGTATATTATTCGTCATAGCTAAGTTATAGCCATCAACGCCTGTATACTCAAACTTATCGCCTGGTGTAAACGCTATCTCTGTAAAAGGAGAAAATGTAGAAAATTGGTTATCATCGTACTTGTAACGATATGCGAAGCGAGGAAATTTAAATTCAAACAAAGGATCGTCTCGCTCCAGTAGTACATCGAACCCCTGTGGTCCAGTAGGTAAATCTTCACCTACGCTTTGTAATTCACATATGGCTTGTGCTTCTGAAACAACTTGTGTAACTTTTACTCGTGCCTGAAATTCTCTTTGAAAATTGTCATCAGGGTCTTGTATTGTTAATAATAAAAAGTCGCCTGCTATATAGTCTACTGCGTTTGTCCAGTTTAAAGTTATAACAGTACCGAAGTCCATCGAGATTGTTTCATCAGGATCATCTTCTGGGTCAGTAGACAGTGTGTTAAACTCAAACGTAGTAGTTGTTTCTATCTCACCGTCTCTAACAGTATTCTTTTTATATACAGTTGGTCGTAAAAGAGGCGATTTTTTTATAACAGTAATATCAGCTTCTATAAAGTTTCTGCCGAATATTTGAGTGTGTGTAGCAAAATCAGATGAACCCTCTTTAAATTTTTTTATTTCAATTTTTTTAGGCTCAGTTTGGTTGTCTGTAAAAAATAAAAAACCTTCAAGTATGTTTACACCTGTAATTAAAAAGTTTTGATTAAATCCAAGTATACCGGTTTTGTCTACTAAAATAGGAAAAACAACATCTCTTACTTGGTCGTATTCAACAATAGCATCCACGCTTTGCGATGTAATAAACCAATATATTTTTTCTGTGGTTGCATCTTTTACAGTACCTATGCATTTAGCATCCGCAGGTATATAAGTCAACCCAGAGGCCGCCCATGTAGTATGCAGCGTAGTTATATCGTTTAAAGTACGATTGACCATTTGAACATTACCAACTAATGTCTGTAATGCACCAACGTCTGAGCCTTCGGATGTAGCTACCTCTAGGTTTAACGCATCCCTATACTCGCCATTTGGAACTAAACGCTCATCAAGGTCTTTATTCATTTTACCCTTGAGAAACGTGTGAATCAATTCTGGCATATTTTAGTGTTTTATTTGCTTGGACTTACCTCGCATTATCTGCGTTAGCTCCTCAAGCTTAATATTTGATAACCTTAATTTAGCATTACGCTTTGATGCTCTTGCTTCTTTCTTATAACGCTGTACTATATACTCAGGGGTTTGCGGCCTGGTAGATAAAATAGCATAGGCTATATATTTATACAAAGCTTCTTCTGCAAACTTATGTATTTTACTTTCATCGTCTGTTGCCAGCCCGTCTGATACGTACTTTATTGAAATTATTTGACCAACGATGTTCGAGCTAAAGTGCATAACACCTCTTACGGGATCTATAAAAAATACACCATTACTTTGGGCGTGCTCAGGGTCAAGCCCATATCTTCGCCCCAAAGACGCACCTTGAATAAGATCTGCATTGTTCATATTTTGAAAATCTGTTTCAGGAGTGCTACCTGATCTTTCTGATCTTCTAAATCTTTTAAATGTTTCAGACGGTGTAGCTGTTACGATCTCTCTGCTTTGCTCGTCAAATATATATTCGTAGTCGTTATCCTGCACATAAGGAACGGGATCACCTGTCTTTCTTGCTGGGTATAATATTCTTTCTATACCAGACTCATCAGTCATTGCTACTTTTACGTAGCCTACAAAGTCTTGCGGCAACGGCACGTATAGTGTCGGCCCAACCTCTACTTCAATCCATTTTGCAGATGGTAATATATCAAAACTCATTTCAGCCAACCCGCGTTGTGCGTGGAAAGCTACATCGGTTCTTTTTATCTTACTTATAAGCTTATCTTGACCAACATAAGATATTATAAAATTATTTATAATGTCTTTTATAGAGATAGCTTGATAGTCACCGTAGTTTTCATCATAACTATTCCATATGCCGTCTGGGCCTAAGTAGTATTGCTCGTTATTTTGATATAGTAAACCCATCTATTATGCTTTTTCTTGTTGTGTATTTTTAACTTCTTCACCAGCTGCTATTTGATACATTTGTATATCTTTAACAACTAGCCCAGCTAATTCTAATACTTTTATTACAAGCTCAGTTTCTTCTGAGGGATGTAATTCAAAATCTTGAGAATAAGTTGCGTCATATAAAGCTTCGCCATATACCATTTGGTATCTCCATTCAACCTTAGCGGGCTTACGTATATAATTACACTTTACACCAGAAGTTAATTCAGTGTCACCATACACATTAACATTGCCATTTTTAGATACATATATAGGTCTAATATTTTTTGGTTTTGTTAACGGTGAAGAGTTAATATATAAAAACTCATTGCCATTAATACGCTCCGCTTCTATGTCTTCGTTAAGAGTTTGTCTGTATATTACTGGGTCGGCAACCGGAAAGTTAGCGGGCTGCGTGGGGGAAGGGTAGAAATCCCTTGTAGTAGTGTTAGTGTATATGACAGTTCCTAATCGGTACATGTCATTGGGCAAAGAAAAGTAATTATTTGTAGCATCATATGCTAATACACCTTGATTTTCAAATATTGCTATTTTTTTATTTAATAAATCTAGCATGTCAGAATATTCCGTGTCATTACCAGGACCTCTTCCAAATTGATTTATATCATAAAAATACTGCTCAAATAAATCTAATTGAGCTTGATTTGCAAACAAATTAAATTCCTGAGGCGTAACATATCCTCGTTGTTCTTTATTGAGTATGCCTAGTACCCTTTGATAAACAGTATCTATACTTACGCTCATATTTTTTTATTTATAATAATTAGGCCACCCATAAGATGGCCTAACCATTATGAGTGACTATTTAAGTCTTTTTTCAATTGCTTTGTAAACTTCAACCCCTTCGTCTGTTTTAAACCACGCTGCTAATGCAGAATACGGGTTTTCGTCAAAAGGAACAGTCATAAGCTTTCTATCGCCATCACCATATGTAAATGTTCTTTGGTCTTGCGATAATTTTATTATGCCGCTTTCAGTGGCTTTGATACCAAAGTTTCTTAATTGAACATTATCATCTTCTGCTAACTCAACGAAAAGTATTGGGTTTCTTTTTGCAAATATTAAACCATCGCGCTTTAGTTCACTGCTTGATAATTCATTTACTTTAGATCCAAACTGTACTCTTAGTATAGCTTCCATCTGATCTATGTCAAGAGACTTAGCTAAATTTAAAGCTGCAATTTCAGCTTCAATCCAGTCTAACTGGCTAGCCGCTTGCTGTTGAGGTTTGTATTCTTCCCAAACACTGTCGCTCCAGGGATGATATAATGATAATAGTTTTTGTAAAACTTGATTTTCTTTTTTAACGGTTAAAGCTCCGTCTCTAAAAACAATACGCCCCAACGTGGCTACACCTTTTTGTTCTTCAACAAATGGAGATGGCTGGTTAGTAGCATATTTTAATTCCCGTTGGTATCCTTTTTCTGTATCAAAATAAAGCAATGGCTTCTTTGCAGTGTGCTTAGATGGCACCGTGAATACTAATGGACGCTTGTTATTTTTAAGCGTATATAATCTATCTTTTATTTCCCAAGAGTTATCTAAAACTGGGGATTCTTTTTTCTTTGACATGATATAATATAATTAAATAATTGATAAAAGTAATAGCTACCCCCGTTAATACAACGAGGGTAACAATTACATTAATTTACTATGCTGGTGCAATAGCCTTCAATAATACGAAGTTATTAGCAGCTTGAACACACAACGCTCTTTCTGACAAGAAGTGTACGTTCATTTCGTCAGCGTCAGAAGTATAGTTACCTCCTACTGATCCAGTCACCCAAGACTTCATTCTACGGTCATCAGCTTCAGAAGCTCTGTAGCGGATGTGTAAGAATGGTCGAGAGATGTTCTTTCCGAGTTGCTGATCGTAAACTGTAGAAGTTCCAGCAGGAACAATCACACCTTCAACATCTGCGACTAATCCACGAGTTGTAGAATCGTTTAGATATTTCCAGTCAGTTTTGTAGAAATCGTAAGAACCTCTTCGGAATCCTGAGAAACCAAGGTTTAGTGCCATATCTTCTGAATTGTCGAATACACCGTAAGATGTTCCGTTAGCTCCGTAAGAGTTTTGAGCAGCTAGCATGTTATCGATAGCCAAGGAAGTGCCACGGTCTAAGAACATCATGTTCTCTTCAATAGCTCCTTGCTTATCTAGTTCAGCTAAAATAGTATCAAAGTCAGCAAGCCCATCAGCGCCACCGAATGCAGAGTCAGCATAAACTAATCCTCTTTCTTCTAGTGCAGCAAATAAACCTTCAGAACCAGTAATATTAGTACCACCACCAAATCCAGCAGCAGCTGTAATATTTCTTGTAGATCCATCAGCGTTTAATGATTTTTCTGCTTCAACCATAGCCATTTCAAGTTGATCTTCGAAACGGATACGAGCTTCGTGCTCAGACTTTAGGTACCATAGGTATCCAGAAGTTCCAGCTTCAGTAGTTACTTCTACCCAACCAATTTGAGCAACATCAGAACCATTTACATTATACTTATCTCTAAGAATAATTGGTTTGTTGTTGAAAGTTGTGAAAGAAGCGTCAACTGAGTTACCAGCATTTTCTGTTCCTTTAGCGTACTCAGAACCGTATACAAATACTTTTACGTCGCTGCCTGTCATTGTAAGACCTGCTAATTCGCCGTAAGTATCTACAGTTACAGTTTGACCAACTACGTCTTGTACATATGCTTTTTGAGTATCAAAGCCTTTAGAAACAACAATAGTCATTCCTTTGCCAATCAAGTGGCCAGCAGGCAATGTTAGCGAAGTAGTCGATGCTACAGCCGCGTCGTCATAAGCAATGTGTAAACGTCCTTGTTCAGACCAAGTGATTACGTCAGATGCCATAGGCATTTCTGCACCTACCATACGTAGGAATCCAGAGATAGTACGATTTCCATATCGTTCTACTTCTTTTTCGTAAACTTCAGGCAAAAATTGTTGCGTAAAGTCTAGGTCCCCGACTGCTAGGTAATTGTCGCCAAACAATCCCTTAACTGGTCGTGGAGTTAAATGTTGGAGAGCTAATTCGCTCCCAGTAAATGATCCAGCCATTTTTTTAATTTTTAATGGTTATTATTTTCGTTTTTTAATTTTAAAACTACTCGTGCTATTTGCATCACTTGGTACCGCGCGTACAGTCCAACCATTTTGTGTTGTTACTTTTTCGTGTCCCCTTCTCGGGTCCATATCAACATTTTTGGTTCGAGCCATGCTGTCTTTTATAGCGTCGGCCTTGCCTTGCTCGTAAAAGTGGTTAGCAATGGAATCAGCATTCATAGCTGTAAATAAAGATTTATGATAACCCTTAGCATCTGACATTTCATTTTTATCGTTCAAAAACTTTTTGACGAAGTTATTAATATCGCTTTGGGTTGCCTTTACGTCTTCAGTATTTTTAATTTTAAACCTATACTTTTTGTCTCCAACAGAATAATCAAAACCTTTGAAATCCTTATTAAAAACGTTACTAGTTTTATTTAAAAATATTTCTTTTTGCGAGGCAGCGGCTTTTGTCACTTCCTCGTTTTCTTTATTATAGCGATTGAAAAAATCAACAGCTTGTTGCTGGTCTTCAGTTAAGTTAGATCCAGCTTTAATGTTTTCGTAATAATTAGCTTTTAACTTTTCAAGATGTTTTTTAGCTTTCGCCGCTTCCTCTTTAAAAGCTATTTTTGCTTTTCTAATATCTTTAGGTTCATCAAGCTCTTCGTCGTACGAGAAGTCTTCCATTAAAACTTCAATATCTTCTTTATCTAAATGCGGTTTTGTTGTTTCGTAATACTCACGTATTAACTGCGCTTCACTTAATTTAGAATAATCTGTGTTTAACTTTACGTAATCCTCAAGGCTTCCGCCTGTGTCGTTCATAAAGTCAACAACTTTTTGAATATTTTCTGGCAAATCAACGCCAGCATCCGCCTCGACTATAGCTTGTTCAACTTGCTCAGTGAGCTCCTCTACTTGTTCAACAACTTCTTCCTCAATTACTTCTTCTAATGCGCTTACCTCTTCTTCTTCGGCGTCCCGTATTTCTTCAACCACTTCTTCGCCGTCTGGCGTGTCTTCGGATTCTCCGACAACAGCATCGCTGTCATCTGCGCTTTGCTCTTGAACGGCATCTTCTTTTGGTTTATTAAGTTTACCTAAATCTATTTTAATAGTGCCATCATCTGCGACTGATGCGCCGGTATCTGGCTTTTCTTCAACAACCTCATTTTCAGGAGTTGTTTGTTCTTGGGTTTCTTCTTGCACCTCTAGAACTTCTTCTGTGTTTTCTGACATGATAAAATATTATATAATTATACATTACTATTATTACTTAGGTTCAAAGGTTCCTAAGTCAAACCCTCCGCCAATTATATCGTTTCCGCCGGATTCGAAGTTTTTTGGTGGTGTATTGTTTTTTCTTTGCTCAATTAATTCGCTTTGCTGCGATGCTTCCATTTTTGAACGATCATCTTTGCGATCTTCTTTTTTGCTTTCGCGTTGCTTATAAAGCTCAGTCTCCATATTTTTAAGCTGCATGTTATAATCAAACTCCTGCGCCATTAAAGCTTTCTTAGCTTCGACTTCCGCTTCTAGTTTTTGTAAATCAAGTTGCCCTTCTAATTGTTTAAGTTGCGCTTTTTGCTGTGTTATAGCGGCTTGCTTTTGTACCTCGGCCTGCGCCGCGACTTGTTGAGCCTGTGCGTTCGCTTGTGCTTGCGCTTGAATATTTTGCTGTTGAATAGCTTGATCACGCTCTTGTTTTTTCTTACGCTTAATTTTTAGTAGCTGATTTGCTAACTTTAAATTTTGCACTTGGCGTATGTCAATAGCATCATCCAAGTCTATTAAACCAGCTGACAATGCGGTTTGTATATTGTTTTCAAGCATTTGCTTTTCTTCCTCATCTGGCATAAGTGTTAAAAATATACCAAAATCGTATAAGTGCAAATTATTCATTTCAGAAAGGGTGGCTACGTTATGCGCCCCTATCTTTTGTATAAACGATTCTCTTGCTGGCGAATACTCAATTATATCAGATATTCTAAGAGACAAGCATTCTGCTAAGTGAGCCGTTATAAATAATCCAGCTTCCATTATGTGCCTCGTTGCGGTATTTGAATTTGCCGCTGCTATCTTTTGTATACCAACCAAAGCTTTACCGTCAGGCATGCTGCCATCTCTTGCCTCGTTTAATCCCGTTACATCACGGATCATTTGCAAATAATAGTTATACGTATTGATTAACGCTCCTAACTTGTTGCCGCCGCTACCGCTTGTAATTTCTTGTATAGGCACTTTGCCTGGGTTCATATCGCCATCCTGCGTAAATGATCTTCCGATTACAGAACCTGTCTGGAAAAACATGTTTAACGCTTCTTGCGGATTATAATTTGTACCATTACCCAAATCTATTTCAGCCAATCCATCAGCATCAAGGTAAACACCATCAGGCACCATTCTTGATAGCAGTTGCTGTAACTTTAGATGCGTTAGTTGTATCATATCCGCAAACCCTGTAATGCGGCTTACTAATGATTCGATCCTACCTTTGTACATTCTGGGTGCATTGATACTGTAATTCAATAATACTTTTGAACTATCGCTTTTTGGGCGCATCATGTTTTTAGCTAGCTCCCATTTTAATAAATAATCAGTGCCTAATATTAAAACACCCTCGTATAATACTTCAAGTGATCTTGATAGTTTACCAAACTGTTGCTCTAATACTTCAACTGGTGGATCAAACTGATCATCTCTGACTAATACCTTAGAAGCTCCTGTTGCGGTTTCTTTAATTTTATACACTTCGTTCATATATGTCTTGTAATTAAAATACAAAACTTGAACAGTGTTAGAGTCAGATTCGTTATAATTAGACAACGACCTGTCATAAAAGCCGTTATTTTGGTAACCTGTTTTAGATATTTTTTCTAAGTCCTCATTTGTTAAATCAGGAAATTGTTTTTTAAGCTCATTAATATGTACTTCTCTTACTTCGCCGCAATAGTAAATATCATCAAAAAACGGAGAGTCCGTATAAGACCATACTAAATTTGAAGGGTCAACATAATCTATTACCACACCTTCTGACTTTGTAAACCTATTTTTAACAGCTCCAATGCCTATGGTGGTTAAATCGTATACTACACGTTTTTTTGTTAAATCGTAATGGTTACCCTCAAGCAATACATTTATAGCTTGCTCTTCCGCAATTTCTACAGCCTGCTTATAAGTAAGCTGCATATGTACGTCTAACTCTTCCTGTGTTTCTGGTAGAGTCTCGGGTTGGTTTTCGTATAAGTTAACGCCAAAGTTATCTTTAGCAAAATCGTTTAACTCTTTAGTTTGTATATCTCTAATTATACTAGCTAAGTACTCTGTACGCTTTGCTACTCCATAAGGATCTTGCGAATATGCTTTTATATCAAATGCTCTTTCGGATATGCCATTAACCACTATATCTACAAACTTAGGTATAATTGGTACTGGCTTCCAATCTATATTTAAATATGATAAATCGCCATTAATAGATAACTCATCTTTATACTTTTGTACAGACTGTTCACCTCTAGCATATAATCTTAATCTATGAAATGTATTTTGATTACTTTTATATCTGTTAGTGCCAGAATCGGATTTAAACCATTCATCTTGAATCGCTCTACCAACTCTTAAACCGTATTCAGGCGAAAGCTTTTCAGCATCGCTAGCAACTTGGCTTGGAAAAAAACTATTTATAACTGACTCAGCCATATATATTTATTTTATTATTTCCGATATTGAACCGGCGTTTTTATATTTTGCAATATGTATATTTAACTTAGGTTTTTGTGCTTTGGGGTTTGGTCTGTATAGATGTCTATTACAGGCCATTATCGCTAACCCTGAACTAATAGCCGCATCAAATTTTGTTCTTTTGTTTATATCAAACTTAGCCCAATCGTTTAAAGTTTGGCTAAAATACATGGAACCATATTGTCCATCATTAGTGATACCAACATGGTTTTGTATGTAGGTTTCAATAGCAGCTGCATGGGCTTGCTTTATATCCTCAGAAGAGTTAGGTATACCGCCTATTTCTTTTTCTGTAACGGATAATTTTGTATATGTTTTATCAGGGCGATTCATAGAGTAACCTCTATATCCTCTACGCTTTAGATAATACAATAATCTTGGTTTATTGTTTTCACAAAGAAGAGGCATTCCGTAGAACACTAAAGCCATAAGCACATCTTCAAAAAACATTTCAGCTGTTTGTGGTCTTGCCACATATTCTAAAAAAAACGTATTTGACGGCGCATCCTCCATACTAAATGTAGTAAGCCCATGTAATGCTCCTTTAGATCCTTTGCCATCGGTGGTTCCTGATATATCGTAACTATCACAGCCAAATGCGCCTATGTGATCATTTGCGGGATACCTTATACCATTTTTAATTACCTGTTTATTTTGCAAACCAACTTTTGGAACCCAAGAAACTTTAAACCTTCCATTCGGGTTTGGGCTAAACATTACTTTTGAGTCCTTCACTCCATGCTCCCAATTAAAACTGCCCGTTGTTACAACGCCTGTACTTTTTAAATCTTCGTTGTAATCTATTTGTTCGTATATTTTAACTAAATTAAATATACTATTTTTAGTTTCATCCCTAAACGCGTGCTCTTCTGTACGTGGAAACTGCCTGTAGAACTCATTTAAAGCATCCTGGTCACCTTTTAATCCTTCTACCTCATTATCCCAATGTTCGATGACGCCAACTTCGATAGCGTCTCCGTGTGGGCCAACACAATTTGCTGATGGCTCTTCGAATACAGGCATTCCATAATTGTCAATGAATCCTTCGTAATTCCATTCCATAGGAATGAACAAAGAATATAATCCTGACTTAGTCTGTCCATTGCGGTTTCGTTTGGTAACATCTGAATCATTGTATAGTTTTTTAAAGTTTTCACCACCTTTATCTAATGCGTTTGATGTTGATCCCATCATACATTTTCCAATGACTCTACTACCTAGCCTTAATGTAGTTTTTGTTACACGCCAGTTATTTAATATGTTATCTGGTCTTTCCCATTTGCCCGACTCATCGTGAACTAATAGTTTTAATTTTTCACCATCGTACGAGTTGTCCCCGGTGTTCTTCCAGTCGATCGTTGTATCGAGACCGGTGA